CGAAGTCGTAATCATCCATAGGAAGATCACACCAGTTGCCATCATCGAATACATTGAGAGATACATTCATGCTCCATCCAGCTGTCACATCTTGCGAGCGCTGAATGAATGGATCTGTGGCGATGGTGAAGTTGATATCAGAGAATTCAGTCCAGCGATATTGTTGCATGGTGATCTTGATGTCATTGCATATGCTCAAGCAATCTGAATGCACCTCATTGATCTGGCGATATTCCTGGATATTGTATTTATCACAGATAGTGATGATCACATTCACCTGGACAAATCCATCACCCAATGATCCTGGCTGTAATGTTGCCACCATCATCGGATATTCAACAGCATCTCGGCTTATCGCATCAAAGAAATCACCTTGAAAGTACGTTTTTATTTGTCGATGTGCTGTGGCTATCTCGCTGAATTCTCGCATCAGCTGATTGAGAGTTTTGTCCATTCTTCTCCAGGTATTTTTTCAGTTTGTCGATGGCCTTTTTTGAGGCCTTAAATTCTTTTTTTACACTATCCATCCAGTAGGCTTGTATCCAGTTCGATCTTTATCCACATGCTCATTGCAATCATCTCCACAATTGGTGATATATTCTGGATATTTCACACCATTATCATCCTTAAGGAATCCAATCAAGCGCTCCTTGTAAAAATATGCATCCTTGCGGAGGAGATCTCTCAAGGCTGTAGTTTCTGTATCTGTATTCGCATTCTGATATTCATCAGTGCTGCGGCCCACCGCTTTATTTGTGAGCTTCTCATTCAAAAATACAGCGGCTCTGTAATCAACGAATGCCACCAGGCATGGGAGCACATAGTTATTCATGAGATTGCTGTAATCAGCATCCCAATCATTATCCTCGATGCGCTGCAATAAAGCTTTATATAAGCATGTTCCAGTCGCTGGCTGAATGTGCATGTCTTGAGTGCGCTTGATGGCCACTCCCAGGATCTTTGTATCTGTATTATTGTGGATCAATCCGAGTTTTTTCAGATTCTCCACTGTGATCATCATATTCATTTATCCTCTTTTTATTACAAGTTGCTGCACCCAAATATGCCTACAGAATGGAGTTGAAACTTGAGTATCTGGATTGGTGTACCATCCTCCTCGATATGTCCATACATTGCGATCCACTCTCTCGCTGATTCGATTGATATCCTCTCTGGTATATAGTCGATTCAATCCCAGCAATCGGATGCAAAATTCTCGGCTCTTTGTTTTAACTGGAGGAACACCTGGGCGCTCCTTATATGAATACACCACCTCGAATTGAGATACTGGTGCATCGGCTTTCTCCACTAAATTTCGGCCCAGATCAGTCACCTCTCCAGCCTGGTATATCTCCAGAGCTGTGAGCTTGGCAATTGATTCAGCCACTTGTTGAATTGTCGTTTCTGTAGCTCTGGCAATCGCTGTGGAATCCTCTCCTCTGTTAAGCATATCCACCACATTCTTATCATAGTCAGTGAGCTGAATCAAAAGCTCTCCGACAGATGCGAAGATCTCATCTGATCTGGTGAATACCTGGTCTGATGGTGTATCCCATTCGATAATTTCCTCCTTGATCACAAAGTAATCAGATGCGCTCCTTCCATATTCAGAGAATATCTCAAGCTCATCCTTGCTGAATGCATGATCCTGGCCACAGCTGGCCATCGTAACTGAAGGAAGGCCCACAATTTTGCGAGCTTGCAACTCATCGATTGATGGGAATGATGCGAGCACTATCTGAAGAGCTGAATCTGGTGTTAAAATTCCACCTTTGAGCTGTGCCACTATCTCCACTAATGATGCAATCTGTGCTCCATTGAGAGCGCTCTTCGCCACATCCACCGGTGCATCTGTCGGAGCTGTTGCTGAAGGCGCTGAAATCGCAGCGGATGGCTTCAGAGCTGATGCTATTGGTGCCACATCCTTGAGCTTTAATGTTGCCATCGCTCCAGATATCTTCGCCATGTAGTTAATCATCCATTCCACTTGCTTCTGGCGAGCATTCACATATGTCATTTTGAAGATCTCGAAGAGATCCGCTGATTCGGCTGCATTGAATGATCCATCCTTGATGATGCCGAATAATGATGGCGATGTCACTGAATGCGCCACCAGGATATTCTGTTGCACTGATTTCTCTGTCATCAGATAGCGATCACTCAAGTCATTGCCATTGAGAGAGAGCACTGTCGGAGCTGTATCTGTCGAATCACTGAAGGTGATGATAATCTCACCAGCATCCTCCACTGATTGAGTGCGGCCCTTGATTTGTTCCTTGATCTTGCGCTCCTCCTCAGATGTCTCTGGGAATCCGCTCGCCAGGTTTATGAGAGTGCCAGCCTTGAATCCATTCTGAATCTCATACATGTGGAATTTACTGATGTCCACATCTGTCTGAATGGCTGTGATTCCACCGCTGTATGCTGGTTTTGGATATATGCCCTTCTCACCTTTAGCTTTTTTAGCTGGCTCTTTATAGTACAAAATGAAGGATCCCACTGGATTGCTCTCATCAAGCGCTGGATATGTTCTAAAATTAGTAGCCTCTGGAGTTTGCTCCCTGGCATTCCAATCATCAGATACATAATACAAGCGCTCATCCTCGCTGATTCTGATGGCATCGATATCAATGTGCTCCCATCTCACCACTCTAGATCCCTCTTTATTCCAGGTACCTATGACAGCCATAGCTCCGAATACCTCGAAATCGAATACCATGCGCTGAACAATCTCATTCATATCGAAATCTGACCATGGATTCTGCATGAATAAAACCGCATCTCCAGATGTCACCTCAAGGCCAGATCCAGCGATGTAGAAAGTTTTGTTCTTTACAATACCCTGGTGCCAGGCTGATCCATTCAGCATGTCGATGAGGAAAAATGGATAGTCATTTTTAACCCCCCATTTCATAAAGCCCATCTTTTTATCCTTCATCTCCACTGGCTTCTGGTATTCTTTGGAAAATGAAAGTGTGATCATCTTATCACTCATATATTGTATGAATTATTTCTGTGTCATATTCATTATTCGGTGATGCAATCTCGTAAACATTAGCCAGGCCTTCCTCACAAAGTGAATGAGCTTGTAATGGATCCAGATTGGTATCTGATTGCTGCTCCCAGATGCGATATGTATAGTCACCATTATATGGGAATACCAGATCCACACCATCAGTGATCACGAATTCATCATATCTGGCAATCCCCATCGAGATATTGTCCAGGATGCATGTCACTGTCTCAAAACTTTGTTGATGTGTGAATTCAAACAGCCAGAATGGAGCTGCCAGTGTCTGTAGTTCCGTCACTGTCACAATCAATGTGCTCGTTTGATTCCTCTGTATTTTTAGCATTGCGCTTGATTTTAGGTGATTTCGCTTCGAAGATGAATATCAATCCAGCTTCCTTGTATTCAGCTTCATTGCCTTCTGATATGTACCATCTCTGGCCATTCATTCTGATCTCTGTACCGATGTATTCAGCTTTTATTTTCATATGCCTAATTTAAGCAAAAAAGGGAAGGGAATCCTCCCCTCCCTCAATTATTTTGTCGGTCTGAATTTAGACAGTTGGTGACTGTTGCGTCAATAAAGTTGCGTAAACAGATGCCAATACATCTGGCACCTCGTTATTCTCAAGTCCAGCCAGCACAATTGTGTGACCATTGCGATCTGATTTCACCACTCCAGATGTGTATTCACCACCATCATTCACTTGAAGGCCTTCCTCAAGTCCTAGCGCCACGATTGTACCATCAGCTTTCTCCACCAAAGCACACACCTCATTCTGTGCAAGCAAATGAATCTCTGATCGAAGCTCCTTTGTGTCTGATGCTAGGATCATTGTCAAAGTTTGCTCATACCAAAGTGTACCATTATCCTTGTTTACTTTGATTGGTGCTGTATAGCTTGAAAGATTGCTCTTCAATTTATACAAAAATGTTTCACCAGTCACAGTTAATGAAGTGATTTGATTGGCTGTTAAACCGATTGGTAAAGTGATTGCGCTCACTGGGAACAAAAGCACAGATTTGATACCTCCCTTTCCGTTGGTACATGTTCTGTCATTGTAGCCAGATGTCATTTCACATAATGCCATGTTGTTTCGTTTTAATTTGTGAAGGGAGCACCCGAAAGCGCTCCCATATTTTTGTTAATTATTAGTCGTTTCTCCACACACCGATCTGATCCAGGAATGGTACCTGTACCCCAGCTCGGAATTTAGAGCGAATGTAAATCACATCATCATCTTGAGAATACCACATCTCGTAATTATCGAAATCAGATGATAAGTCAGTTCCGAATACGAAATCTGTAGCTTTACCAGTGAAGATTGCATCTGATCCATTCAATCCTGGAACCTTTACCACTCGCATATCTGTACCAGGAACAATCACCTCATTCATTGTAGCCACTTGCGCTGGAGAGTAATGGAAGAAATTCAAGTCCACCAAATTCTTCATGAGGAAGTTGAATGATTCACGACCAGCAAAACAGATCAAAGATCCACTTTCAGCCACAGCTTCTGGTGTATTAGTAAAGCACTCATAGAATACGTCATAGGCATTATTCTCATCCATTGCAGCTGTGCCAGATGTATTCAAGTTCACACATCCATTTGCCACTGTTAAGAATTGAATGAATCCATTCATGAATGCCAAGTTCCCAGTTCCAGTTGCTTTGTTTCCTTTCCAGATCAATTTGTCAAGCTCGATTGCATGCTAGCTCAAAAGATATGTAGTTAATTGTG